TTTCATCGAATATGCTCTGTCTTTTTACTCTTTTTTCAAAGCTCTATTCTCTGCACCCCAACATTTATTATAGAGCCCGTTTTTTCTGCAAAGCAACCGAACCGTTCCCGCGGAACTGTGCAGCGGAGATGGAACCGGGAAAGGAGGAAGCAAGGATTAAACAGGTGCACAAAAACCTTGAATAAACAAACGGGGTGAATAATTAAAAATGAATATCCGGAAGAAAGTTATGCCTATTTTCCTGTCCGTTCTGCTGGCAGTCAGTCCGCTGGCCGGCACAGCCGCTTTTGCGGCAGAAGGAACGCAGACTGAAGCCTCCTCTTACACCATCAGCGGCAAGGTAGACGCCGGTGAAACAGAGGCTGATGTCAGCAAAATTGCTGTCAATCTGTATGCTTCCAGCGACACAGATCACCAGACTTCTCTGAACAGCGCAACTCCCAATGAAGACGGTACATATTCCTTTACTAAAAAAGAAGCAAACGGCAGCTATGTTGTCGTTGTTGCCGCCGCCGAAGGCAGTTATACTGAATCTACGAAAAATGTTACTGTCAGTGACGCTGATGTTACCGACGCTGACATTACTTTGCAGGCAGAACCAGCGCAAACTTACACCATCAGCGGCAAGGTAGACGCCGGTGAAACAGAGGCTGATGTCAGCAAAATTGCTGTCAATCTGTATGCTTCCAGCGACACAGATC